CGGGTCCTGAGTTGCGGTGGGGGCTGGTGCGGCTGGCGCGGCGCCCTTATCCTTTGCCGACATGACGCTATTTGCCATGTCGAGCAAAGGATCGCCGGTAGACGCCGCGGCGCCCGGCGCCGCCGTCGAAACGGCTTTGCCAGATTGCACCGCGTTCGCCATATCGAGCAGCGGATCTGCCATTTAGAACGCTCCCAAGGCTTTCATTGCCTGATAATCCTTCGTCCACTGCTGCAAATGGCCCGATGCCTTCAGCTTCTGCATGGCTGCCTGCTGATCCTCTGGCGAGCCAAGCGATCGGATATACGAAACGTCCGGGTTGAACGACTGATTCCACTTCGCCTCAAACTGCGGCAGCGCAGACGTGTTGTTACCGTTCTGCGCGAGGAAATTGGTAGTTGCTTGCTGGCGATCGAGAACCGCCTGTTGCAACCCCTTGACGTGGTTGATCGACTCAAGCAACGCCGGCCCGTTCATGTTGTTCGGGTCGGGCTGCCCCGCCTTTGCCGCCGCCAGTCGCGAATCGCTTCCAGACAGGCCAAGCGATGCCGCCGCTTGATCTGCTGCGCTGTTCAGGTAGTTGGCGAGAAGCTGATTGTTCTTCACCGCATCTGAGCCAGCCTGAATGCCGAACGTGTTGAGCAGCGCCGGTACATTGAGCGCCGCATTGGCGCCCTTGCCGGCCATCGTTCCCTTGAGTGCCTGAGCCGCCAAGTCGTATGTCTGCATGAGCGGCTTGGCCTGCTGCGCTGCTTGCTGAAGGCTCGCTACGCGCTTGGCGCCATCATCCGCGATGCCGCTTGCTCCCGGCGGAAGGCCGGTCGCCACGAAGTGCGGCTGCCCCACGCCCGGTGCTTGTCCCGGCATCGGAGCGGCTTGACCCGCGCCTTGCTGGTTTGCACCGGTCGGCAGCGGCGGGATGTTGATCTGCGGCGTACCGGCGCCACTGACGCCAACGCCCCACATCTCGCCGCGAGGAACGACGCCAGGCGTGTTGCCAGGGCCCATGACGCCGACAGGAGCCGTTGCGGATTCAGGCGACAACTGGTTCTGAATCGTCGTGCCGACAATGCCCGGATTCGAAATCGGGTTCGTGTCGATGTATTGCTTCGTCGCGCCGTTGTCGACCTGCGTAGGCTTCGGCGTGATCGAGCCGAGCTGCGCGCCCACGTCTTGGAACGAAGCCAGCTTTTGCTGGAACCACGGCTTGAACTGAGCTGGATCATCCGGCATCTGCGCGATCGTCGCCTTCACCATCTGCGGGCTTACGTGCCCTTGATTGATGGCGTCTCCGGCAATTTGCAGGAATTTCCCCTGCGCATCCGGCTTGCTAGGGTCGACGGTCGCGAATTGCTGCGTCAGAAATTTCAGGCTGTCGCCGTAGTTCTGGCGCTGCTCGTTGTTGAGCGCCACATCGCCGCGCGCAAGCGTCTGCTGCTGCTGCTTCTGCGTGTTGATGCCTTGCACCACCTCGCCGAGCTTGAAGCCCGCTGCGGGGTTCTGGCTAATCAGCGCCATCAGTTTGTTGTTGTCGACCTGCCCCGTCGTCGGGTCGGTCGCCTGCTGATAGGCGGCAGAGATCGCGCGGTTCGCGTCGAGCCCTTGCTGTGCGGCCAAGCCGTTCGCGTTATAGGCGCGATATTGCGCGACCTGCAGCGCCTGCTGCAGCGGGTTGAATTCAGGCGACTTCGCCTGCAATGCGATCGATGTGTCGAGTGGCATCGTTAGACCGTGAAGTAGTTCGGGTTGCCTGCCGGCGTCGTGCCGTAAGTCGGGTTTGCTGCGGCCGCCGCGGGCGTCGCATTGTTCTGCATCAGCCCATACGTGAACGCCGTATTGCCGACACTCCCAAGCCCGCTGCTGAGTGCGTTCGCGCTGCCGACTGTGCCGGAAGCAGCAGCGTTGGCGCCGTTTGTGAGCGTGTTACCGATGCTGCCGGCAGTTGCCGCGCCAAGTGAGCCGTTCGTCGCCGCGGCGTTCTGGCCGTTGCTGACGATGCCCTGAAGCCGGTTGACGTTGTTCGACGCGCTGCTGTAGTTCGTGTTGAACGTCTGAAGCGCGCGGTTATAAACGTCGTTGTATGTCGAGTCGGCAAGGCCGGTCGCATAGTTTGCCGCGCCCTTGAGTGCAGCGCCCGATGTGCCGAGTCCACGCGCCGCAGCGCCGTTCTGAGTCGCCTTCAGCCCCTGATTGAGCGTGAACTGATAACCAGGCGTGTTCTGTGCCTGCTGCAGAGTCGGCGCCGAGAACTGCTGCGTCAGCATCGGGTTCGACAGCGCATCCTTGAGCGGGTTGATGTAGCTCTTCCCCAAGTCCATGTAGGGCTGGAGATTTTCTTGAGTCTGTTCCCACTGCGCTTCCTGCATCGCCGCCGCATTGCCTGCGGCTGCCGCCTGTTGTGCTGCGGCGCTTTTCGAGGCGCTGGCTGATATGAGCGAACCGCCGACGGCGCCTGCCGCAGCAAGGCCGCCACCAATGACGGCCGCCGTAGCTGCCGAAATACCAAAAGACATGGCTTATCCCTTTAGACGGTTTGCAATGGCCTGCTTGTTCTCGTCGCCGCCGAGCAATTGCTGATTGGTTGATTCGGTCAATTCGACAACGAGCTTGTCGAGATCCGTTTCGTTCGTCGCATGGACGGTCGTCCAATACGTGTCTTCGTGCGCATAGCCGGCACGCTTGGCGCCAGGCTTGGAAACGATGATCGCGTGCGAATCGGTAATGCGGCGCATGCCGTCATCCGTCGTCACGTCGATGTCTCCCGAGATGATGCAGAGGTGTTCGGTCTTGTGAACCGCACCGGTTAGCACGGTCCATTTCGGAATAAGCATCTTTCGCGCGTACAAGCCGGGCGCGAAGAAGTGCCACACAGGGCAATCGGCCTGCGGCATCTTCTGCAGTTCTTCCTCAAGCCGATACACCATCTCATGCGACACTTGCGCCGGGACAGTCACCTCACTCATGCCGAGTCCTTCACGTATTCGATGCCGCTTACGCTGATCGAACAGCCGTTGCCGTCCGCGTAAAGCTGCGTGCCAGGCTCCAGCTTGTGGTTGACGAGCTCGGGAAACTGAGCCGTCGCGCCCGCCAGAATGTTCTTCGCCGCAATGCGCGTTGTCGCATCCGCCGAGCGGCCGGTCGGCACCTTGTAGACGTTCAGCGTCAGAGCGCCAGCCGTCGGGTTGTTCGCGCTTGCCGCCTGGATTGATGCCGATGTCGCTGCTGGCGCGGTGTACAGGCTTGCAGCCGCGCCGGTCAGCGTTACTCCTTTCACCAGCTCTTTATAGGTCGTTGTCATGCGTTACCCTCGTGCATAGACGGTCTGCGTTCCAACCGGAATCGCTGATGTGAATGTGATCGTGTTGCCGCTGATCGTGTACTGATCGCTTCCCTGAAACGCGCCGTCGAAGTGCACCATGACTGCGGCCGTCGACGCATAGGCTTTCGAGAGCGTTAGGGCCGTCGTCGTGCCAGGAGTGAAGCCCGTACCAGACGCGAACTTGTCTTCGACGGTCGCCGAAACCGCGTCGAGCTTCACCTTGTCTGCGGACGACATGAAGCCGTTTGCCGTCTGCGTGGCGGTCGCGTGAAGGTCTGGCGCATCCTGTATGCCATGCGTCGGAACGAACGAGTCAGGCTCGACGACCGGGAGCACTGCGACCGGCGCAGGGGCGCCCGCGAACTGGTCCGACAACGCGCCAATGAGCGCCTCTAATGCAGCCGTGTCGTCCGATCCGCTTGCGCCGCCAGTGCGGTTGAAAATCTGCAGCAGGAACTGAAACCAGACCATCGAGATCCGGCCGTTTGAGTCTGCGAACGGAACGCCGACGTCCGGGAAATTGGCCGGCGTGCTCATGTCCTAGCCCTCGACGCGTCCACCCAGGCGCCATTCAATGCCGTCTTGACGGGCGCTGACCATGACAACTCAAACACGCGGTCACGCGCATAGCCAAGCCGCTGCCATTGAATCGACGTCAGGTATTCGCCGACCTTGCCGAGCGTGCCGACAACAGGGTTTCCCCAACTGCGCCCGCGATCATCGGACCAGCGCAGCCGCACTTCAGGATCGGCCGTATCACCCGGCAGGCCGTCGCCGACTTCCATGTCCGCGATGAACTGACGGAACATGACGCGGTTGCCGTCCGATCCGCCGATATGCGGGAAGCTTCGCAGGCGCAGGATCGGGTTGCCGTTGTCCGTGTAAGCGTTCGGGTCGAGCTCATACAACAGACCAGTCTTCCAGTCTCCGACGAGATTCGCCCCGCCGCTCACCGCGTGGCAGTTCATGCGATGCCGGCTAATTGTGCCGTCTGCTTCAAGGTAGCCGCGCTCCGCCCATTGGCCGGTTGCAACGTCAAAACACCACGTCTTATTGGCCGTCGGGAAGGTCAGCACGTAGAAGGCATGGCCCTCCTGCATGTACGAAAAGCCGATCGCGTCATCAATGCGGCTGTAAGTGCGCAATTCCTGCTCTAGCGCGTGCGTCGAGATCCGCTCGGCGGAATAGTTCTTGCCGGCGAATACGATGCCCTTCCCTTGCAGATCCTGGCCGAGCCAGAACAGCGCGAGATCGATCTTTGCGACCGAGTGCTTCGCTGCGCAACCGTGCTCGATGAACACGCCCGGCATGCGGCCGAACGTGAAGTCGGAAGCGCCAGTGTTGTACCAGACTTCGGTCGTCAACTCGCCGAACAGCCACAGTTCGCGGTGCATCACTGCGAGCGTGACCAGATTGTCCGGATAGGTCGACTTAGCCGCGATGTCGAGCGGGTCAAATGTGATCGCATTCGAGCCCGAGATATAGAACTGCTGCGTGTCCGGCCGATTGAAAATGAAGAACGTATCCACGAACTGAACCACGTCTGCGCCGTAGAAAGCAGGATCGGTGATGGTCGTGACGACGTTCGTTTCCAGGTCAACCGAATAGCCTGCGATCGTCCCATCGACGAGCACCATCTGGATGCCGTTGTCGATCATCGACACAGGGCCGGAACTTGATCCGATCGGCTGAAGAATCGTGAACTTGCCGCCGATGACGGTGTACAGGTAATTGCCAACCACGGCGAACAGCGTGCCGTTGGATGCCGGATAAAGCCCGCGGAATTCACCTTCGACGGGAGGCGTGCCGATCAGCGTTAGACCTGGCGTCGAATAGTGCGTAGTCGGCGCGGCCGCATCTTGCGGGTTCTGCTCGAGGTACAAATTCACGCAGCGCTGCGCGTCACTGATGACGCTTTTCGCGGCGTATGCACCGCCAGTCAGAGGGATTCGCATTAGTAGTTGGAGCCGCTATAGATGTTGTAGTGCTGCTTCGATCCGAGTCCGCGTGGCATGGTCATAGACTGTGCTTGCCAGTTCATGCGCTTCACGACGCGCTTTGCATTCAGCGCGAGGCCGACAAGCGCGCGCTGCGGGTCGATCTGATACGACGGTGCGAGATACAGCGCGAGGTTGTAGCGAATCGCTGCCATGTACTCGGGCGGCAGGTTGATGGCCGTCGCAGGCGTCGCGAACTGCGGCAGCGCTTCCATCGTCACGATATGAAGCTGGAACGTGCTGTCGGGAACCGGGTAATAAATCAGGTTGCCGAGCGGATATGCCGGGTCGTAATACGCATACGACGGGAACGACTGAAGCGCCTTCAGCGCGATGCGCGAATAGTCCTCGCGCGAGTCGAGAATCGTCACCGGGTAATCGATCGGCGTTGCGCTGCCGGCATTCAACCGCGCGTAGGCCGCATTGATCTTGATCGGCCGCTGCACGTTGAAATTGCCACCAGTGCCGACGGTGTATGACTGCGCACCAGTCGACGGAATGGCGGTGTCCACCAGGTGATAGACGCTCAACCGTTCGCCCTGCCACTGACCAAGCATCATGTTCAGCGTGGCGAGCGCGTCGGCGGTGTCTTCAGCGGAGACCGCCTGCCCGATGCCGAGTGCGCCAATGTCCTTGAGCGCGAGCGTGATTAGGTCAATGGCGGTCGTCATCAGGCGCCCTCAAGTGCTGCGCGGATCTTGTCGTCAGACCAGCGCTTGTCGATCTTCACGCCCTTTTCTGACGCGATCTGGATCAGGATTTCGCGCTCGTCTGCCGTGTCGGCGCCAAGCAGCGCGGCTTCTTCTTCAGCCGATTGAACGAGCGCATCGCCGATCCACTTGGGATAGGCAATGAACGTCGGGGATTCTTCGTGCGGTACGGGCGGCACGTATGCGGGAGCATTCCAGCCATCGCCGAGCGCGATCTGCTCGTCTGCGCTATTGACGATCTTCTGTGCGCCATCGGGGCCAGTGACCCACTTCGGAAACTCTTCGTATGCCATCGAGCCCTCAGAATGAAAAAACCCCTCCGAAGAGGGGTTCGATTGTTGCAACAGCATCAGCGGACGATACGGCAGGCAAGTTCCGGGTAAATGGCGGCGTATCCGTACAAAACGTCGATACGGCACGGCACAGTGTCGGTGCCGATCGCGTACTGACGCGAGATACGCATCGAAATGCCCTTGTGCATGCGACGCGCGCCCCATGCGCCGTACTGCGCCACGTCTTCCAAGTCAGCCGTAACCAGCGTGAAAGCGTCCTTGTGATAGGCCAGGTTGGCGGTGTAGGCGGTCGATGCCGTCACGTCCCACGTCACGACAGCCGCGTTCGCCGGGCCAGCCGAAACCGTCTGATACTGCTGGTTCGATGCCGCGGTGTTGATCGCCGGGAAGATCGCCAGCGTTGCGTTGCCCGAGCCGTCGGCCGTTGCAGCAGCCGTCACCGTGAACTGACGCAGCACGCCGGTCGACTGGCGGTTCTGCGGGTTCACTGCGAACACGCCAGCGATCGTGAAGGTGTCGCCCTTCGCAACCGTGCCGCCTGCGCCCAAGCCCGTAACGAGCAGCGACGAGCCGGTCTGGCCTGCGCCCGATACCGTGCCGTTGGTGCGCGTACCGGTCACGAACGTGTTCACGTTCTGATCCATGCCGACGTCGAAGCCGAGCGACGAAGCAGCGAAAATGCCGCTTTCGTACTGCTCGCCGATCTTGCCGGACGGGTTGAACAGGCCGGCAGCGCCCTTCACCATCTTGGCGTTGGTCGACGGGTCCCACACGACCGAGCGGCGGCCGTCGCGCGGCGTTGCTTCGTTGTCGAGCTTCGCGCCTGCGTCGAGCAGCACCTGAATGTCGCTCGGGACCGTGCCGACGGTGCCGACGGTGTTCGCCACGTTGGCCGCGAGTGCCAGGCCGTCGAAATCCAGCTTGTTGGCGATGGTCGCCATTGCCGGCTTGATGTAGCGATCGGCGAACTCGTCGACGACGAGCGTCAGTTCTTGCGAGCTGAACGTGAAGTCGACGTGGAACTGGGTCGTCAGGCTGACCGGCACCGACGATTCGTTCACGTTTTCGAGGTTCAAGTTCGGGCCAGTCGTACCGACGAAGCGGTTCGGCTTACGTGCGTTGACCGTCGAGCCGATCTTTGCGCCGGAGACTGCGAATTCCTTGCTGTATTCGCGGTTCGTGCGCGACGTGAAAGCAAGGTTGTTCTCCAAGATCATCAGCGATTCATCGAGGATCTTGGTCGGGGTGAGAAGCGTATTTGCCATTTAAGTGTCAGCCTTTGTTTCGTTTCTTCCACGCGATGTATTCCGCCGTCGACGCGAACTCAGCCGGTTCGACAGGTGCGGATTTGCCGCCAACCGGGGTAATCGGTGCGGGCGCTTTGGAAACTTGTTTCGGGGGAGTGGCTTGAGCGACCTTCGCCTCTAGGCGGGCCAGTTCAAGCGCCATGCGCAACGGTGGGAGGGAAAGAACGCGCTCGGCGGCTTCGGGGTCTTGACCCAAGGCATGCAGCACCTTGTGGCCGTTATCCATCGCCGTGACGGCTTCCAGGAACTCAGCAGGAGCACCGCCAAGCATCTTGAAAGTGCGCAGCGACGAATCCCAATCAGCAGAGAATTCCTTTTTGCCTGCGTCGAATACGCTGTTGCAGGCTTCGTCGAACTTCTCTTGTTGGATCAGCCGCTTTGCTTCCGCGCGGATCTGGTCTGGCGTCATCTGCTGGCCGGGCTGGTGCTCGGTCTGCGGCTGAAGCTGTCGCAGTTGCGCTTCGAGTGCTTCGCGCTGTCGCTTTTCCTCGTGTTTCTCACGCGTTAGCTGGTCGATTCGCCGTTGGACCCAATCACTCTTGGGTTTTTCCTGCTGCGGCTGCTCGGCTGCTTGCGTGCTTTGCTCGGCGCCCGGTTCCGTGCTGACTTCTGCGGGCTGTTGCGCCTGTTCCTGCTCCGTAGGCGTGACGTTTTCAAGCTGTGATGCGTTGTCTTCGATTTGCATGGACTGAGCCAAGGATTGAGCCCGGTGATGCCGCGCCGGTACGGTGGTTAATGCGAATTCGGTTTAGCGCTGGCCGCCGATGATGTATTGCTCAGCCGCCGGCACGATTGCGCCAGCCGTCGTGTTCACGAACTGGATCGCCAGCGTGTTCGCCGCGGACACACGCACGTTGCCGATGCTCAGACCGACCTGATGCGATGCCTTGTTGATGTCGATCGAGTCGCCGAGCTGCAAGCCTGGCACGGCGAACGTCTGCTCTGCGCTGGTGTTGGCGCCGACCGATGCCGGCGTGAGCGTCTGGCGGATGATGAACAGCGTGCTTACCGGCGTCTGGTTCGAGCCGTCCTGCAAAATTCCGATGTAGCCGGGCATTCTTGTTCCTTATTGAGCGGGCAAAGAAAAACCCGCACTAGGCGGGCTCGGTTGTTGTTGCATCTGCTGCATGGGGTCAGGCGGTGGAGCGCCGCCATCTGGCGCGCCGGTCTGCATCATCTGCATGACGACTTGCGTTGCAACATGCGCGATCACCTGCGGGTCGATCTCGGGCAGCGCAGCAATGCGCCGGGTTTCGGCGTCGTATGCTTTGATGTTCGTTTCCTGCTGATCCTGTCCCTGCTGCGCCTCTTGAAGCTGCTGCGACAGGTGCTCGATCATCTGGCCCATGTGCGCCATCTTCTGCTGCATGTCCTGCTCTTGCGGGCTCGGACCTTCGCCCAAGATCGCAGGCGGGATCGTGCGATGCAGACGTTCTGCCACTTCCTCGGCCATCGGGAAGTCAGCAGCCTTGAACAGCAGGTCGCCGGCAACCTTCATGAGCTCCTGATCCTGGCCCATGATCTGAGTCAGCGCGTTGAATGCTTCCTGACGGCGCGTTTCGTAGTTCGGGCCGACCTCGACAGTCACGTCGTAACGCCCGATGCCGGGGTTGAAGATCAGTTGCACGTCTGAGCCGCGCTCCTTCTCAGGCGGCGCCGGCTGGCCGTCAGGCGTACCGACCGGATGCGGCTGGTCCGGATCGAACTGCGCGAACGTCTCTGTGCCGTCCTCGCCGATGATGCGAATCACTCGCGCCGTGTCGTAAATCTTCGGGATCAGGTCAATCAGCACGCGTCCAGTGAAGCGAATGGCGCGCGCAACGTTGTCAATAAAGTGATACGTCGCACGATCGCCCTGCCGCTGGCGCGCCTGGATCGCCACGCCTGCTTGCGCGTTCGACTGCTGGCCGAACTGCTCCTGATACTGGCCCGACGCCATCATCAGTTCCTGCTGCGCCGTTTGCATGCCTTGCAGGTACGCAGAAGCGCCTACAGGAGGCTGCTCGCGCTGCGGACGCTCAATGGGCTGCCCGTCCTCTCGCAGCCCGTTGTAGGGCAGATACGGCAGGTTGTCCTTGTTCGCGTTCGCCCACTCGGATTCGAATCCCTCGAATGCTTCGACGGGGCCGACGAAAGGCGTCTTCGTCTGAAGCGCGATGTACTCGACCTGTGCGCTGCTCATGTAGTTATACATGCGCTGCGCGTCTTTCATGCTGCGCGTGTGACCCTTGCGCTCGATCTTGCCGTCGATGACGATCTCTTCGCCGATCACGCGCACGATCGGGACATAACGCCCCGCCCACGGCTTTTCGTCGATGACCGTATCGCCAGCGATCAGATACCAGGTGATCTGCGGCGAGCTCACCGGGCGCTTCTGCACGCTCGGATCGTTCTCAATGACCTTGCGCTCTGCCGGATCTTGCACGTCTGACAGCATCATCGGGCCGTTGACCGGATGATTGATGAGCGTGTCAGTCTTCGTCGTCTTGCGGAAGTACTCGCAGACGCGGATCTTGTCCTTCGACAGCCAGGCGCTGCCGGTCGTGTCGTCACCAAACGCCACGCTGCGCGCTTCCTCGCCCGGATAGGTCGCCTCGAACTCAGTCTTCGACATGTCTTCGAAGACAAAGCCGTACTTGGCATCCGAGCCGTCGGCCGACTCGATGTCGCAGTCGAGATAGACCGTCAGCGGGTTCTTGACGCGGCGCAGGAATATCTCTTGGTCAAAAGAGCCGTCGTGCGCGTACTCACACACCACACGCCAATACCCGATGCCGGCCTGTACAGCAAACTCCGTCGCCGTGTCGTAGACGATCTCGGCGTGCGAGTTGTACTCGATATGACGAACAATCCCGTCAAGAATCTTCGCGATTTCAATATCAGCGTCACCGTCGACCGGCAGCGTCTTGACCGACGGCTTGTTCTGTTTCGCATCGTTGATGATCTGCAGATTGTGCTGGCGCGTCTTGTTGATCGTCAGGCAGGGACGGCTGTCGCCATCGCGCGCATTGCGGATCTGGTCGGGCCATTGCCAGCCGTTGTCACTGTCGCCATTGGCAAACTTCAGATCTTCGACGAAGCGCTTGCGGAACTCGCTTTCGTGTTCCTCGCAGCGTGCGAAACGCTCTTTCGCCTCAGCGACAATCTTTGCCTTCGGGTCTTCCTGCTTTTTGCGTGCCATTTATGCGAGCCAGCCGCCAGCACCGACAATCGTGCGACGGACAATAGGTTTCTGTGGTTTCGGAGCCTTGCCGGCGCGTCGTGCGCCCTCGCAGGCGTATCGCAGCGCGTCGATGACGTGGTTGTCCTTGTCTTCGAGCATCGGCAGGATGGCGCCCGTCAGCGGGTCTTCCTTGTACTTGTAGAGCGTGAGCTCGTCGATCAGGTGCTTGCAGCGCGGATGAACGATGATGTCGAACGACTTCAGGAACTCGACGCCCTCTTCCAGCGATTTCGCGCCCTTAATGGCCGGCCGGATCTTCGGAAAGCCGTTCTTCTGCATGTGGCTGATCGTCTCGGGTCGCGCTGAGTCAGCCGTGATCGGCCACTTCTCTGCGTCAGGCACGCCCATGAACAGTTCCGGCAAGTTCACGATCTCGCAGCCGACCATGTACGCCTCATAATCGACGTACAGCAGGTTCCCTTCGATGTCGCAGCGGATCAGCACGCTTGGATCGACAGAGAAGCCCCAATCCGCGCCGAGCCGGTGAATCGTTCCTGCCGGCCGTTCGAATTCCTCGATACGCCAGTTCTTGAATACGCGCGCTTCGCTGTTCTGCTGGTATGCGCCAAGCCAGATGTGAGCGTATTTGTCCGGGTCGCGCCGCTTGTCGTACTCCATTTCAATGCGCAGCTCGTCAGGCAGCCACGGATTGTCCATGTAGTTCGCCTCGACCACGACAGCGCCAGGCGGCGGTTCGTCGCCCCGCAGCAGCGCATCCACCGGGTCTGTCGACTCGCGCGGGTTCCATGAGAACCAAAGCTCCGACCCTGGCTTGCGGATCGTCGGGCGCAGCAGGTCAAGCGATCGCTGGCTCAGGCTCTGCGCTTCTTCCACCCATGCGATGTCGAAGCCTTCCAGCGACTTGATCGACTCCGCGGTATGGTTCTGCATGCCCTGAAACATAATCAGGCCGCCATGCGTCGACTTGATCTGCGCGTCTTGCACGTCGAAGTAGGCGCCGGCATTGAGCGCGGCAATCTTCCCTTCGAGCAGCTTCTTGACCGACTGCTTGAGCGACTTCTGAACCTCACGCACGCACACCGCATCGGTCTTTTCCATCACC